GCTTAAATCTAGCCTGACTTCGCCTGTTGAATTTGGTACATGTGTCAATTGCTTGAACAGTATTCGTGTATTGGTATTAGGATTTATTACTGTTATGTACATAGTTTCTGCAGACACATCTTGCAATACCCTGTCTCTGTTTCTGATAAAAAAGTTTACAGTGTTTGTAAATCCTTTTTGTACTACGATCGAAGTTTGATTCATTGGCTTATTGTCCACTCTAATTGTGTCGCTGGAAACAACCAAATCAATCGCTTGGTTTTCCAGTAAATATAAAACTTTGGCATTGTTATTAGACATATCATGTTCTCTGTACCATTCTTTGTATAGTATTTATCTCCTACAAATAAATATTACTGATGACAAGTAACGACGATTTACAAAAAAAATTCCCCTTTTTAACCTGTATTATCTTCAATGATACTGAGTATGTGGGCATCGTACAAAATAAGGATCAGCACATAATCAGTTTTTATGACATTGAGAGATGTGCAAATAATGAAGAAAAGAAACTGATGCTTGAGCATGGTGATCTTTGGTGGTGGGAAAGTAATCGTTTGTTGCCCATAGACGTTTTCCTTTACACTGAAATGCAGTCTCTAAAACACACACTAAGGTCTTTCATGGCGAAGGAAGTAGAAGTAGTATTTGGTCCTGTAACCAGCATGCAAAATATTTTGAAAAAAAGAATAAAACGCAGAACAGTACAACTAGTCAAAAAAGTAGACTAAGTCAATCCTTCACAAATCAAATTTAACTGCACCACGATAGCTGTAGCAAATGCAATGGCATGTGCTTTTTTGAAGTAATACTCGCCGTCTTCTGGCTTATCCCACACAGTGTTCTGTATCTCAGAAAACGGTTTTCCTATTAAATGCTTTTTTGCTGGACGTATAATTGCTAGTATCATTGCAAGTTGTTCAACGCTTGTGGGCTTGTATGATTTTACTATGTCTGCATAGTTATTAATGTGATACAACTGTCCAACAATCTCAGCATGCTCCAATAACTCCCACATGGGGGGCGCAGACAGCAATTTATTTAAGTGTGCTTCGTTGTTCACTTTTTGATAAATTGTGTTATTGAGAAAGTCAACTTTAAAATATCCTTCATCTTCAGCTTGCTTATGATCTATTGTGCTGTATCCCTCCAATGGGAAAGTGGGTATAGGCTGAAAATATACACCAGTCTTATGTTTCTCAAATCCATGATCTCGTCGAATGCTTGCAGGAATATGGTTTACAGCATCTAGAAACAGATCTCTGTTAGCCATATCAATATCAACATCGAAGTTAATCTTCATTTTTAAGTTTTCTCATCATACGCACAGTGTCAAACATTGTTTTTAGTTCGTTGTCGTCGGGTAAATTTTCTATGGCCTCAAACAATGCTTCCATAGTTTTTATTTTTTCTTCCGTGAGTGTGGTATCACCTACTGAGATTGTAGGAGGATTGTTGAGGAAGGTGTCGTTGATACTAAATGGCTGTGATATGTCCAGTCCACCGTCAGCATATGTGTCTATAGTGATTGTGTTCATATCGTCCCAGTCGTCTATGGTAATAGTATACGGGTCTGTGTTCATGCAATCGTCTGAGTCATCTGTCATAAATTAAATCTCTTTGTTTTTGAACTCTTCCGCAAGAGGGAATATCTGTGCAATAACATCTGCTACTGCCCAAGCAATCTGCATGTGCTCTTTTTGTGTACCGTTAGCACCACGTAATTCAATATAGTGAATCCAACTACGCAGTGTACCGTTCACATACATGCGGCTCACAGTGTTTCCTTCTGGTAGCACTGCTCTAGCTTGCTCTTTGGCAATACCGTTCGTTGTAGCCCATGTGTAAGCGTCACGTGCGGCTTCTATCACTTGGCGTTGTTTTGCTTGCCACTTTTCTGCCAACAACTCGTGTTGAGTCTTGTTGCCGCCTTTGCCCATGTCAGACAAATCTAGTTCAACACTGTTTTGTCTGTTTTTAGGATCTTGCAATCTTGCTTCACGCAACTCGAAACTCAAATCTTGTGTAGGGTCAGCATAGCGTTGACTGAACTCCTGAAAACTGAAACTTCTGTGGCGTAGTAACTGCCTTGCAATGTCTCTGGTTGTTTCGATCTCCAAACATGCTGATACCATTTCCAGTGGCGACCAATGCTTGTGTTTCATCAGATACTTGACTAATTTTTCACTGGTTTCTTTATTATTCTGATTGTTTGGATTACTCACCCTTGCACAGAATGCAACCAGATCCAATGCAGACTCGTCTGTCATACCCGGACTCTGGCTGTGGCTGATTAGTGTAACGTTCATAGATTTGCATCCTTACATGCTTGCTTGATTGTGTTAACCTCTTCCTTGTTGGTCTGAAAAACTTTCATCCAAAATGGAGGGTCTATTAATTCCTTGATCATCTCTACTTGTTCCGACGACAGTCTCGTCAATAGCTGATCACCTGTATTACTTAGGTATAGAACCCAGGGACTTATTTTTGCAGCTCTTATGTCATACACAGCCCGCGGTGTTGTCACCGACACAAAATAATCCTGCCAACTGTGGTCATTTTCTTTGCTCCACTCTGCTAGGTAAATAATAGTGCGTTCCAGTGCTTTTAACCCTGGTTCCTTTTTTAAATATTCCCTTAGATAGGTTTCGTATTTTTTATCACTTGGCCAATCTTTCAGCTTGACAGCATTCTTGATAAGCCACTCTGTGTAACGTTCTGGGTCTAACCATTCGTTAAATTTACATGCACGACCAAATTTTACAAATGCTTCGTAGTACTGACTCTGTATAAAGTCTTCTGCACTTTTGCTTTTAGTCGACGTAGTTGACAATTCATAGAACATCTGAAACGCTCTTAACGCTAATCGAACATGGCTTAAATCTTTATCTGACCATCTTCTTTTCTTAACACACATATGCGCAACAAGTGTGCGTTCGCTGGTGAACGATTTTTTACACCACTTGCATTCCATTATTTAAAGATATCCTTTATGTCCTTATCAGACAAGCCCGATGCACGAGCATAATCCTTTAGATCGTCATCGGAGTTCAGTGTTAACATTAAGTCAATTTCATCCTGTTTGAGATGCGGCATCTGATCGAACACAAATTGCGACCTCTTATTTTTCTTTCGCTTGCTATTAGGCGGCTTTATGTAAGGATGATTCTGCACTTTGCCACTGCCGGCGGCTGTGAATAACAACCACTGCAATTCTGGATGTTTGCTGACATCACTGAACTTGTGATTGACTAACTCGTTAACCATCCAGAGATAATCTGGAGCCTGATTACCTTGGACACTGCTAGCATATCTCATCATCATCCATGCACTAAACGCCTTCTTTTTTTCGTCAGTCAGTTTATTATACCAGCCCCTGTCCTTTTTGTCAATAGCTTTCATTACTTCAGCTAAAGGTATTTGCGGAGTTTTAGCCATCAATAGCGCCCATTAAAAGTTTTAATATACAGCGACTCTCCTAAGCTAACAGACTCGGCCCAGTCACTTGCACTGTCCTCGTTAGCTCCGTCGCTCACATACTTATAACAGCGAAAGTCTACTCCGGCTAATTTACAGGCTTTGGCGATTGCATAAGCCTCCATTTCAACTACATCCGCTGGTATTTCTAAATTCGAATCCATTACGAAATCATCGCCTGTGCTACAAGTGTAGCCCTCTCCAAATTCAATAAAAAGTGATTCTGGTCTTACAACTTCATCGACAGTCGAAGGACATTTTCCCCTATCACGCTCCACAAAATTATTCATTTCGTAAAGTCCTGTGTCTAGTGTTATCCCACCACATGTACCAAAATTCCAAACACGTTGAGGCTTGTATCGTTCTATAAGTGTTGCTGCTACAACGGCTGCATTTATTTTACCTACACCTGTAAAAAATACATTGTCCCAATTGGCCATATTGGGTGCTTCTTCTCGCAAAGCAATTAATATCAAATCATTCATCATCGAACTCCAGCAGCGACACCGACTTATATCCTGCACTAATTATTTTATTAGAGCCGCCCAATGACGGCAAGTCTATTACACTCAATACCATAATGTCTTGTTTAGGTATTTTCCATTCTGCGTGAATCATATCAGCGCATGCCATTGCAGTGCCACCGGTTGCCACAAGATCATCCACAATTATCACCTTGCCAGAGATAGGGGATATTTTCTGCAAATGTAGTTCAGCAGACCCGTACTCTAGATCATAAGATCTACACACTGTGGCATTTGGCAACTTACCCGGCTTTCGAGCCATCACAAAGGGCACAGACAACAACTGTGCAAGGGGTGTGCCGAAAACAAAACCTCGGCTTTCGATACCCACTATGCAATCTGTTTGAAACTGTTTTGCTGTTTCTTCAAGTTGGGATAGTGCTAGAGAAAATCCAGTGGGGTTCTCTAGCAGGCTGGAAATGTCCTTAAACTGTATACCGTCTACAGGAAAGTCTGGAACTGTTCTGATATACTCCGCAAGATCGCTATTCATAGTCTTCCCAGTACCCCTCTTCTTCCAAATACTCGTCTGTGTAAGTATCGCATGGGTCGTGCCACTTTTTATTCATATAGCCAATGGAGGCATAGTATCCCTTACCAACGCTTTCCGAGTGATCGAAGTCTTGCTCAAGTTCTTCTTTGTTATACCAAACACGTTCCACAATATCAGCAACATTTGTTTCACAAGAACTGAAGCGCAGTTTGTCTGGGTCGAAATCTTCGCCTTCTGTGTCCACAAACCATGCTCCAAACGAGCCCTTTTCGCTGCTGTGAAAAACTAACACTGGTACTTGGTCGTCGTCAACTTCGTCAGGTACGTCGTCGTTATGATAGGCCTCCCGGCTAAACAGTTGCGACACTTCAGGCAAGTCACGTTCATTTTCATCATATGCATAATCATCTGATCCATCTGATGGAACTTCCGAAACTGTCCAATCGCCGTCAGCGTAAGGACCATTCAGATGCTCAATGTCATCAATTTCATACCAAGCATTGAAATCCTCTGTGAGCTCTGGAGCTAAATTGTCCTCAACTTCCTCATCCCACTCTAATCCATTGATGTGTTCGATTAGATCTGCCTCGTCGTTACTTTTGCTCAACCAGTAGTCAACAAAATCCGACTCAATAGTACCCACAGTTAACTCTCCGCCGTAGCGTCCGGCTTCGATACGAAATCTACGTTTGCGTCCTTTCAGTTTGTCGGTCATGCGTTCAATGTCAGTGTCTAAACTCATAATGGTCTCCCTATTAATCCATTAGGTTCGCGATATCCAAAGTGTTTGGTATCTTATTTAATTCTTTAACAAACAGAGCACAAGCTGGGTTTGGCTTATCCTCCAATGGCACAACAAGCATGTGCCCATTCTTTAATTTAGGAAAATACCATTTAACGTCTTGATAGATATTTGTGATAGAAATATCTTTGCATTCCAGTCGCTTGTTAGAAAGTGGATTTAATGTCGCTGTTAAAAATCCTCTGTTATTCAGACTGGTTAATGGTATGACCTCCAATGAAGTCAAATCTTCATCTGTAATTGCAATGCTCCAATCCATTGGCATCTGTATATTGTGATCTCCGATGCGTAAACACACTGCGGGAGCATAAAAACTTTCCAAAAATATCAACGGTAAAAAGTAATAATCCATCCACTCTGGTTCTGATGTATCGAACACACTGAACCGTATATCATCAATTTGATCAGGTACTGTGTCTAACTCGTATACATTGTTTTCTACTGTTAATATTTTCATTAATACTCCAATTTAGATATTTTGAACGGGAACCCTTGTTCTCGATAGAATGCTTTGCGTTTTGTTAAGTGTCGTTTACTATACTTTAAATTACTAGTGATGTCAACTACACGAAGATAATCTTTATCTTCTGCTTTTCGAATGCCACGCCCGATACTCTGTATCACACGCACAAAGCTCTTGCCTGGCTCAAGTAACACAAGATTAAAGATACGAGGTATGTTGATGCCCACTGCCGCTACACCATATGTAGCCACAATCACTTTATTATCCATACT